TTGCACTTCCATGCGCCAGCATCACCCATTGCGAACACGACGAAGCCGAGCGCCGTCACAGCGACCAGGACGAGAGCGAGCAGGGAACGTCTCACAGGCCCGTGTACCAGCGCCACAGCTCATCCGTGTCGAGCGTCAGCTCGGGAAGCGGCCGGTTCGCCTTCTTGTACGCGGCGCGGACCGCTTCGAGCTGCTTCACGTTCAGCCCCACGGCTCGGTTGTTGACGAGGTGGGCGATGCCCTTCCCGTTCCTGATGACGATCATGTCGTCGTCCTCCTGGAGTAGCTGCTGGATGATGAGCAGGTCGGCGGCGCTCGGCCCGGGGGCCGGCGGCGTGTACGGGGGTGGGGTCGAGGTGGGATCCGAGGGAATCAGGCCGGCCACCTGTGCGGCGATCCGTCGCGCGTCGCTGGGCCAGCCGTTGAACTCGAAGTGCATCGGGTCGGCGCGGCCCTTCCAGTCGCCGCCGTAGTCGAACCCGTGCGCCTTCCACAGATCGACGATCCACTGCGGGAGCCGCTTCTTGGAGCCCATCGGGAACTGCGTCGCATCGATGTCGACAGCCAGCCCCCACGAGTGGTTGCTCGGCGTCCTCTTCCCCCGGATCGAACGGTTGGCGTACGACCAGTCGTCGTTCTGATCTCCGTGCCCGTGGTCGAGCAGGTAGCCGCGCCGTTCGGTCTCGTCGATCAGGTACTTGATGATCGGGGCGATGAGCTCGTGGACGGTGAAGCTGGTGCCCGAGCGCGCGGCCCTGACGGTAGCCATGTCGCCGGACCGGTTGACCGGCCAGCCCTGCCCCCATCCGCGCAGGTTCGCCGGTGCGGTCATGTCATCGCCTCCATGCGTCCGGTGTCTCCACCGGCGTGATCCCCGCCGCCGTCAACTGCGCCGATAGCGACACGACCACGCTGGACAGGTGATCGACCTTCGCTTCGAGCTCGGCGATCTGCCGCTCGAGCTTCGCTTCGTTCTTCGATGCCATCGCCGTCGACCGCTCCACGAAGTCCGCCGCCGCGCGGGAGATCACATCGACGGCCTGCGCCTCGATGTGCTGCGCCTCCGACGACGTGCGCCGGCGGGCTGCCACAGCAGCGACCACAGCGGTGATGACGCCGCCGAGCGCGGCGGACATGGCGGCGATGACACCGTTCACTGGTCGCCCTCCTGGCGGCTTCTGATCGCTTGGTGCAGCTCGTGCGTCGCTCGGATCGACACGACCGCCGGGAGGATCCACACGATCGGCCACGCGGTCACACTCAGCCCGCGGCCGACGCTGCTCCACGTCTGCAACGGAGGATCGAACAGCAGCAGCCATCCGTACAGGGCGACGTAGCACAGGGCGAGCGACGCGACAGCAGCGTGAACGACTCGAAACCGGAGCAGCCCGTCCCGCGCCGCCCACGCATTCACGACCACCGAACCCAGCGCCAACAGTGCATTCACGGCGATGATGAGTTCTTCGACCAACGTCATCGGGTCTCGCTCACTGCTGCGTACACGGTGATCTTTCGGTGACCGACGGTCGTGATGTCGATCGTCGCGAGGGTGCGCGGGTCGTAGGGGATCGCTAGTCCCTCGTCGAAATCGAGGAGCTGGAACCCGGCGGCGGTCGTCCCAGTGAGCGTCACCGAAACGCCGGCGACGGTGACGTCCATCGATGACGTCCCACCGGCCGCGTCGTCGACGCGGGCGATCAGCTTGTGGATGAGGCCCTTGCCGGGCATCGTCCGGGCTGCGGTCGTGTCGTCGCCGCCGTTGATGAAGTCGAACAGGACCACCTCGGTCTGGTTCAGGCCCGGCGGGCGCTGCTGGAGCGTCTGCGTCAACCCCTGGGCCATCTGCACCAGACCAGCGAGCCCTCCACGCGTGCTGCGAGCGATCCACCGTTCGACCCGCGTGGCCCGGTCCTCGACGAGCGATCCGAGCTCGACCGTGGCCACCAGGTCGCCGTCACGGTCCCCTTCGCAGGTCAACGCCTTCACCGGCAGCAACGTCGTGGCGTCGAGGTTGTCCTTCGAAGGGACGGCGAGCTGCGACCACTTGTCGAACCCGACGTACGGCAGCTGCTCATCGGGCAGGTTCTGCACGAGCCCGATCGTCGCCGTCTCCTGATCCACCCCGAGAGCACTGAGTGTTGCGTCGGCGAACTCGATCGCCGTCGCCCCCGACTCGACGTGTTCGATCGACAGCGACCCCCAGCGCGGCTTCGCCGGTAGCGACGCTGGCCGGTGGAACCAGCCCGATCCGTACCGGACGAGCAGCGCGTTGAACGGCGCCCGTTTCCCGTCCCACGACAGCTCCTTGATGTTGACGAACTCGGTCGCAGCGGCAGAGGTTCCGCCGGCGACGAGCGGCAGGGTCGGTGTGTTGGCGTGGGAGTCCTTCTCCCAGATGCTCAGCGTCTTGCCGGTGCCGGCCACGTCGAAGTCGATGTAGACCTCGGCGAGCGCCTGGACGATGTCCCACAGGGAGTCGTCGCCGATGCGGGCGGCGACGGCGGACGTGTCGGACAGTGAATTGCTGTCGCTGTCGGCTGTCGCTGTGAAGTCGAACGTCCAGTCATCGAGCGAGTCGTGATCAGCCTTGAGGGCGAGCAGAATCTCGGCTGCAGTCATGTAGAGCACAGCGTCGGGGATGCTGTAGACGCTCATCCCTGTGCCGGACGCGTACACGAGCGCGCCGTCCTCGCCTTCGGTGATCTGCCAGACGAGACCGACGTCGTAGTTCGTGTCGCGCAGATCGGCCTCGAACGCGACAAGGACGTAGCCCCCGTTGATGACGGTGAACTCGACGCGTTCCTTCTCGCCATACGCCGCGTTGCGCGGGTGGCGGCGGCCGTTGATGTAGCAGCCGGCGTCGTAGGCGGCGAAGTCGAGGACGTAGAACCCCTCGTCGAGGAACACCCACTCGCGGAAGAACAGGAAGTCATCCGCGGCACCGTCGAGCCAGATCCAGTGCGCCCCGAGGACACGCATTCCACCCGGCAGCCCCGGGTACACCGCTGACGCCTCGCCGTGCAGACCAACCTCGACGGCGGCCTCCCAGCCCGACGAGTCGTCGTAGTCCATGCCGTACCACTCCATCGGCCGGTCATCGATGGGTGGGAAGATGTCGGCGATCGTGCCGGGCGACTTGCCCGCCGGCTTCGGGAGCGTCTTCGCTTCGTCGAGTTCAACGCCGAGACCGTCGCCGGACACGGTGACCGACTCGACGCCTTCGGTCTGCTCGTCGACCGGCGTCGGTGAGACGTCTCCGATCACCCCGGAGAACATCTGGACTCCGGAGTGGCCGAGTCTGACGACCCTGCCGTAGGTGCACTGGGCCACCTGGGTGTGACCGATGGGGAGCTCGAGGCGGAACGACCCCTGCCCGTTCGGCAAGTCCTGCCACTTCACGCCGAACGCTGCGGTGAGGTCGGCAAGCGCGGCGCCCGTGTTCGAGTCGGCGTACACCGACGCGTTGACCTTCGCCATCAGGACCCGCCGATGATGGCGAGCTCGCCCCTGATCAGTGTCAGGTCGAACGTGACGACCTGCGCTCCGATGCCGGGTTCGGACACGAGGTCGTTGGCCTGCACCGGTCCCTCGTGGGTGATCCCTGGGGCGGCGGACGTGACGATCGCAGGGACCGCTCCCTCGTCGTCGCCTTCGTCGTCGAGGATCTCCTGTCGCAGGTAGATGATGTGCTCCGCGACAGCGGCTGCTTGATCTGCCGCCGGAGATCCGGCGGCGTCCCATTGGCCGTCGAGGTACACCTCGAGCGACACGTCGCGGGGATCCTTGTAGCCCTTCGATCCGAGCACGCCGCCGACGTTGGGTCGGACCTCGTTCTTGCGTCGGCGGCGAGCGCCGTCGGTGAGGACGTGGCTGTTCAGGACGCGGCGACCTGGTGCGTCGAGGGCGATGCCGTTGAGCGTGACGGCCGCGTAGTCGGGGGTTGGTAGGCCGGTCATCGCAGCGCCCTCGCTCGTTCCTTCGCGGTCGCCTTCATGCCGTTCTCGACGTTGACGGCGATCTGTGTGCCGCCGAGTCCGGCGAGTAGCCGGTTCGTCTGGCGCATCTCGGCGACGAGCTGGCCGAGCATCGCGTCAGCGAACTCGGACCCGGACTGGGCCTTGGTGTCGCCTGACATGGTGCCGTTCAACATGCCTGCGGTCTGGCCTGCCGGGATGACGGTGCCGGCGAGTTCAGGGACGATCAGCTCCGGTCCCTTCTCGCCGACGATGTACGGCTCGTCACGCTTCACAGGGCCGCCTGCGGCGCGCTTCTTGATGGGGATGCCCAACGTCTGCTGCAACAGGCCGAACGCACCACCAGCGTCCTTGTATTGCGCCTGGATGGTGATCGTCGCGGCACGGTCACGGGCCAACTGCGCCAGGATGGCTTCGACGCCTGCGATGTTGCCCGCCGACAACTGTGCGAGCAGTTCGGCCTTCTCCGGTTCGGACACGCCCGGCAGGTTGATGATCTGCGTGCGGAGGGCTTCGATGTCGGTCGCGGCCTGGGCTGTGTCGGCTTCGACCTTCGTGATGATCTCTTCGGGCGTCAGGTCGTACAGGTCGAGCAGGTACTGGTACTGCTCGGCAGTCAGGTAGCCGGCGTCACGCAGGCCGATCAACTGCAACCGCAGGTTCGCTAGCGTCTTGCGCGACGTCTCACCTGTCGAGTCGGTGCGGGCCTGTGTCTCTGCCAGCGCCTCGCCCGATTCGATCAGCTGCTGGATCGCGTCGGCGTTGCGACGACCGGCGTCGGTGTTCGCGTCGATGCCGGCGCCGTTCTTCGCGAATGACTCCAACACGCTCTGCATCGCGTCGTTCAGGCGGCGCTGATCCTCGTCGGCATCGCGGGCAGCGCCCGAGAGTGTGCCGAGCTTGTCGATCAGCTGCTGGATGGCGTCGGCGGCGCGCTTCGCTTCGTCGGCGGTGCCGCCGAGGAAGCCTTGTAGCAGGTTGAACGCGTCGTTGAGTTCTTCGGGTGTGTCGGCGTTGTTGATCGCGTCGAGCGCCTGCTTGAGCTGTGTTGCCGTGATGGTGCCGTCGGCTGCTGCTTCCTGAGCGAGGGAGCGGAACTCGGCGCGTGCGGCTGCGATCGACTCGGCGGAACCTTCGGCGAGGTCGTTCAGCGCCTCGAAGAAGCGGGCGGCGTCGCCCTCGTCGATCGCCTTCGACTGGACAAGGTCGGCGATGCCGTTACCGATGTCCTGCAACGGCCGCGGCAACGTCTCGAGGTTCGCCCGGAAGGCCGAGATGTTGGAGTTGTTCTCAATGAAGATCCGGTTGAGCGACGCGACGTCGTCCTTGTACCGAACCGACACGTCAGATAGGTCGCCGAGGCTCAGCCCAAGTTCGTTGACCGCATCGAGTGCGTTGCCGTCGGCAAAGGTGTTACGTGCGGCAGCGTCGTTCAGTTCGTTGAACTGGTCCGACTCTGCACGCAGCGCTTCAGCGACACCGTCGGCAGCCTCGGCCACCTTGCGCTTGCCTTCGGCGTAGTTCTGGTACGCGATCACGCCGACCGTCACAGCAGCAGTGACGCCGACGACCGCCGGGTTGAGTCCGCCGGCCAATGTTGCTGCGAGCCCGCCGGCCTCAGAGCCGGTCGACTTGGCGACACCCTTCAGTGCCTCCAACTTCGACACGCCTTGGGTGGCAGCAATCTGCCCGATCGAATCCTTCAGGAACAGCGCCGACTCACCAGCGCCCTTGATCGCCGTGCCGATCGCACCGATCTGCGACGCGTACTTGATGCCGACGAACACGCCGAGCGCCGGTGCCAACAGCTCGAGGTTGTCGGCAAGGATCTCAGTAGCGTCCGCTGCGAGTCCGAGTCCGGTGGCGAGCACGTCGACCGCCGGAGGGATGACCGTTCCGGCCAGGTCGGCGAGGATCGGCAGTACGTCGCCGACGAGCTCGCCGCCGGCCGTGATCAGATCGCCGATCGCTGGGCCGAGCTCGTCGATCGCCCCGACCAGAACCGGGCCGAGCGCCTCCGCAGCATCGAACACCGCGTCGCCGACATCGGACAGGGCCGACGCGAGCGCCCCGGACAGCTCGCCCGACAGCTCCGACAGCGACCGGAGAAGATCCACGCCGACGCCCGACGCAAGCTCGCCTGCGCGGTCACCGAGCTCGGCGAGAGCATCACGGCCGGCTTCGGAGCCGAGCACCAAGCCGCCGAGCAGCCCGGTCAGCGGCGAGATCGCCGGGACCAGCTGGCCGATGAACGGCACCGATCGCAGCGCCATCGTCGACAGGGCGGTGCCGACACCGACGATGACCGGCTCGAGGCCTTCGGCGGCGTCGGAGACCTTCTCGAACCCGGTCTCGATGCGGCCGAAGAACCGGTCGACGTCCGCTGGGGAAATCGAGTCGAGGATGCCGCTGAGCGAGTCGGCGAACCCCTTGAGTCGGTCGCCGCCCTTGCTGGCGAGCTCGTCGATGTTGCGTTGGATCGCACCCCATGTCGGGGTGCTGGCGAAGTCGTTGAACACGTTGACGACTTCGGTGCCCGACTGGACGATGTTTCGGTTCACGCCGTCGAACAAGTCACCGATCCGGATGAGGGACGTCTCGACCGAGCCCTTGAACTGCTCGATGTCGCCGGCGAGGTTGTTCAGCTGCTCGGCAGCCATCCGTGACGCTGCGCCCTGGTCGGACACGGCGGCCGTGTACTCCTGAACTGCTGCCGCGCCGCCTTCCATGAGGATCGACGCGCCACGCACCGCGTCCGACCCGAAGATCGTTGTGAGTGCGGTCTGGCGTTGCTCGTCGGACAGGCCGCCGAGGCGTTCCTGGAGCTGGCCGGCGACTTCCTCGATGCCGACGAACTGGCCCTTGGCGTCGAAGAACTTGAGACCGAGCTCCTTCATCGCGTCTGCCGCCGGGCCCGACGTCGGTGCGAGCCGCTGCAGCATCGTCTTCAGCGATGTGCCTGCGTCGGAGCCGATCAGGGCGTTGTCGGCGAACAGCGACAAGACACCGGTCGTCTCCTCGAGCGACAGCCCGGTCTGTGCGGCGAGGAGGCCGCCCTGACGAAGCGCGTCGCCGAGCTGGGTGACGTCCGCGGCCGACTTGTTCGCTCCGGCGGCGAGCACGTCCGCAACCCGGGTGGTCTGGTCGCCAGAGAGACCGAAGATGTTGAGCGCCTGGGCGCTGATCTCCGCGGCAGCCCCGAGGTCGAGCTGACCGGCCGCGGCGAGGCCGAGCGAACCGGCGAGGGCACCACCGAGGATGTCGGCGACGGACACGCCGGCCTTCGCCAACTCACCCTGCGCCGTAGCGGCCTCCGATGCGGAGAACACGGTGTCGGCGCCGGCCTTGAGGGCTGCTTCGCGCAGCTGGGCCATCTCCCCGGCAGTCGCCCCGGCGACCGCTGAGACGCCCGACATCGACTTGTTGAACTCGGTCGACGCCTTGACCGCCGCGCCGCCGATCGCGCCGATACCAATCGCGGCGACACCGGCAGCGGTGCCGATGTCGCTGACGACCGTCTTCGCGCCCGCGCCAAGGGCGCCGGACAGGGATCGTCCGGCGCCACGTGCTGCTGTCTCGATGTCGCGCAGCATCGGGGTGGTGTCGCCGCGGACGTCGACCCATACCGTTCCGGCCTGTGCCATTGGCGCGTCACCTCCTCGATGTTGCTGCTGCCAGACCGGCGGCGAACGAGGCCGCCTGCGTGGTCTGTCGAACCGGCGCCCGGGGCGCGGGAGCCGCCTGTGTCGGCGGCGGGGTGGTACGTGCTGCTCGCCGTTCGTCGATGACGGCGAGCAGCACGTCGACGAGCTCGGGGTCTGAGTCCCCGAGCTCGATCAGCTCTTTGAGGCTTTGCCCTGAGTCGAGCGCTGCGTCGACGAGCCGGCGGGTGTACGACCCTTGGCCGCGCGCCCAGTAGGGGTTGGCGTCACCTCGGCGATGTCCTCGGCAGTCACGTCAACGCCGAGCGACTCTGCGAGCTGGCCGAGTTTCGATGCCGGCATCTCGTAGAGCACGGCCTCGACCGTGTCGAGCCACCTGTCGAAGTCGGGTTCGATGTCGTCGCGCTGCACGAGCGATGCGTGTGCGATCTCCTGCGCCCAGTACGACTTGTAGGTGCCGACGGCGAGCAGGAGCGCCTGGTCGTGACGCGCCTCGAAGGCCCGGAGGGCTGAGGCGGTCGCAACCACCTCAGCCTCCGAGCCGTCCAGGTACTTGACGTTGAACTTCACGACCCAGCGACGCCGGAGTCGTACGCCGGGTTGTCCGACAGGATGTAGTAGGACCGCGACCCGTCGTCGGGGGCGAGGATCCGGAAGCCGACCGGGAGGAGCGCCGGGTCGGTGCGGGAGAACCGCGCCGACAGGTTCTCGGCCTGGAAGCCGCGCTTGAACACGAACTTGGTCGTGTAGTCGCCGTCGTTGACCTCGACGATCATGCACCGCTCGTCGACCACGGACGGATCAGCGGGGGTGAACATGTGGCCGTTGGCGGTGGTGGTGATCGCACCGCCACCGAACGCCAGGGTGATCGTCTTGGAGTCCCACTCCATGAGCTCGAAGTTGACCTGGAGGGTCGCCTCGGTGACACGGGTGGCGATCGGGTCGAACGACTGCCACGCACGGATGTCGTTGGTGGTCTTGCCGTTGCTGATCTCGGGTCCCTGCGGCGACAGGTAGCCGAGCGACTTGAACGCCGCGTTGAGCGCGCCGTCCACATCGGTCGGCAGCGCTGTGCCGGTCGGAGCGACCCACACGGCACCGTTGGAGCCGACGAGGATCTGGTCTGCGTTGTTCTCTGCTGCCATGAGGGGGCCTCCTTGGAATGGCAAAGCCCACCGGGGCATCCGGTGGGCTCATGTGTTTCACCGCGACCGGAGGCCGGGGCGAACTGTCAGCGATTCAGCTACCGGCGGGCCTGCCGGGCTTGAGGATCGCTGCGAAGTCGAACGACGCTCGTGGCCGGGCTCGGCTCACTTCCGCTGCCGTTTCGATGGCTTGGGTGACGATGGTGTCGGTGGTGCGGCGGATGCCGCCGACACGAACGCTCGAGACGACGATCGACCCGTTGTCGAGGTCGTGTGCCGACTGGGCGAAGCGTTGCGACAGCAGCGCCCGAGCGGTCTCTGCGATCGTCCACGTGGTGGCCTTCGGGCCACCCCAGACGTCGAGCTGGAACAGGGCATTGACCGCCCAGTGGACGTCCTCGGTGATCGACGGGTCGTTGATCTGGTTGACGACGAACAGCGGGAACGTCTTGTCCCGTGGCAGTTCGGTGTAGCCGCGCCCATCGACGAGAGCGTCGAGCTCGGCCTGGTCTCGCAACCATTCGGACACGCAGGCGAGCCAGTCGGGGAACGTGACGAGGCTCATGCGGGGTCGAACTTCCCGGCCGACGACGCACCGGTCCGGATCGGGGCCTGCTGGGGCTGGCCGTCCTTGCCCCACTCGATGATGTGGCCAGCGTAGTCAGTGGTCTCGGCGACGACGCCACGGTCGTCGACGGTGACTCGCAGCGACTTGTCGTAGCCGCCGGTGTCGTCGTTGTTCGATCGGCGGGCGACCTTCACGACCTCTCCGGCGATGTCGACGAGGCCCTGCTGTGCGGCTGCGGCGGCGACCTCGTCGAAGGCGGCGGCGGGCTGGAAGCGGCTCACGACACCCTCCTGATCACGGCTGACACGTAGACGCCGGCGGCGGTGACGGGGTGTGTGTGCTCGTGTGGCGGGCCGACGACCTCGTACGACAGGTCGTTGACGGTCACGCGGTCGTTGCCGGTCACCGCTGTTCCGGCCGGCAGGTACAGGTCGAGGGTGTCGATCTGCCAGTTCTCCGGACCGACCTTCTCCGAGCTGTCGCCCAGGTTGCCGCGGCGGTCGATCCAGCACACGGTCGTGGTCGGGGTGGTGGTCGTGGTGGGGTCGCCGTAGATGTCGGCGGTGGATTCGGCGACGGTGAGGATCGTGCACGGCAGGTTCATGAGGCGTTCGGGGTGCATGTCGCCTCCTTCACCAGGGCCCGCATCGCTGCGGGGTCGTTCTGTGCGTCTCGGTACCGCTTGCGGAGCTGTTGGCCTTCGACGCTGCCGATGATCCGAGACATCCGAGGTTGGGGTGGGTGCCAGAAGTGGACAAGGTCGAGCCCGCCACGCCACGGTTCGCCGTACAGGCAGTGCAGGGCGATCGACCAGGCTTCGTCCTCCTGGCCCCAGCCTTGGATGCGGGGGACAGGACAGGACTCGTAGATGTCGCGCCTGATGACGGTGACCCCGCCGCCGGGTTGGCCGCGGTACGGCTTTCGGTCCCGCTGGTTCGACTGGTCGAGCGGCAGGTTGCGCCAGTTCTCACCGGCGATCGCCCGAGCGGTGGACCGTTCGGACAGGCGGTGCACCTTCAGGTGCGGGACCGCCCACGTCGCACACGCTGCCACGGCCTCGGTCGGGTCGACCCACACGTCGGCGTCGGCGATGACGAGCATGTCACCGGTGGCCCGTGAGAGGCCGTCAGCGATCGCGTCGGCCTTGACCCACGGGCCGGAACATCGGCCCTCGACGAGCTCGCCGATGGCTTCCCAGGCCGGCCGAAGGTACGTCCACGCTGCCTCACGGTGCGGATCGCCCGGCTGCCACGGGACGATGACCGAGACACTCACGGCGCCGGGTCGTAGATCAGGTCGTCCCCCGGTTCGGCCACCCAGAACCAGCGTCGGAACACGTCGTGCAACGCTTCCTCGCCGTGCTCGGCAGCGATCCTGCCGTACTCCCGCCAGTGCCTGCCGATGTCGTCGGGCAGGTCAGTGGCTGCGTAGGCCTCGGCGCCGTTGATCGCCTTGCGGGCGAACTGCTCGGGTGAACGGTACGGGAAGTGCCGGACCACCAGGCCGGGCGTCTGTGGGGCGTGGGCGTCGTAGTGGGCGCCGTGGTTGCCCTGCTCGATGACGAGGTCTGCAGCGGCCCTGCACGCGACCTTCGGCAACGGGGCTGGCTCTCGGCGCCGCCAGCCCATCGAGTGCACGGGGGACAGCTCGAGCACGTCGACTCCGGTGGCGACGTGGTCGTAGAGCTCGGCGGTGACGACCGGCCACGCCGTGACGTCGTCGAGGACATCACCGATGCGGCCGTGTGGCGAGTACCACCACTCGTCGGCGTCGAACGGGACGACCCAGTCGGCACCGTGGTCGAGGCGGGCCGTGTGGGCGAGCCGGGTCATCTTCTCGGACTGGTAGTAGCCGCGCTCGGGGTCGTCGAGGAGGTGCACGGGCAGGCCTTCCAGGATCTCTCTGGTCCCGTCGACGCTGCGGTTGTCGGCGACGATGACGACGTCGACCTGGGTGAGCATGTGCCGCACTGTGGTCTCGATGATGTCCGCTTCGTCACGGACCATCGTCACGGCTGCGACCGTCATCAGTACCCCGATCCGGCTCGCTCGGCGCCGATGTGGTGCACCTTCGGCGGGTCGGTGCGGCAGCCCCAGTACCCGAACCGGACCGTCGGGTTCTCGCACAGCCGGATCCCGAACACGCCTTCGGAGTGCTCGCCGTCGGGCCAGCCCTTCTCGATGAGCGACCGGCGGTAGATCGACGGGTTCGTAGTGAAGAACCGGCGGTGCTCGAGCCAGTCCGACACCCCGTCGGAGCAATCGACGTAGTCGTCGGGATGCTGCTCGACGATGCCGCCGGCGGCGCGTTCAGCGTCGTTCCACGGCTGGCGGCGTAGGGCGAGCTGCACGAGCTGCGGGTTGCGGTCGAGCACTCGCTGCATCAGGCCGAGGTCGACCGGTTCGTTGAACGTGAAGTCGTCCTCGAGGTGGAACACGAACCGTTCAGGCCTGCTCTGTAGGTTCGCCCACGCCGATCGGATCGCCCCGCCGAACCCTTGGCGGGTCGGCTGGCCGATCACCTCGAAGTCGGGGAACGCCTCGCGCAGGTAGTCGCGGTGGGCTTCGTCGCCGGTGTCGTCGTGGATCAGCTTGGCGGTGACCTCGCCGACCAGGTGCTCCCGAGCGGATTCGATCGTCTCCGTGAGGCAGTCGACGCGGCCGTCGGTCATGACGAGCAGGATCACGCTGCGAGTCCGTTCGCTTCGAGGATGGCGCGGTGGGCGGCGAGCTTCGTCGCCTTGTCGGCGCCACGGTTGCGGGAGTCGGGTCGGGCGTGCGCCCGGTAGATCGCCGGGCGGATCCCCTCGAACGTGGCGGCGGCCAAGTGGCAGCGGAGCCAGAGGTCCCAGTCCTCGGACCAGTCGAAGTCCCGCCACCCGCCGACGGTGCGCAGGAGCTCGGTGCGGGCGACTGACCCGACGACGAGCCAGTTGCCGTCCGTCAGGCACGCAGCAGTGCATCTGTGGAGGTGGCCGGCGACCCGTGGCATCCATGGCGGCTTCGGTTCACCGTCGACGACGTACACGACGGACGGGGCCCGGACGTCGGCAGTGCCGCCGGTCATCGCGGTGAAGTAGCCGGGCTCGAGCTCGTCGTCGGCGTCGAGGTGGCACACCCACTCGGTGGCGACCTGGGAGAGGCCGGCGTTGCGGGCATCGTGCAGCGTGTCGCCATGCACAGCGACGACGGGCACGCCGAGCGCCTCAGCCGACGGGATGGCGCGCTCGGCGGCGATCTGGCGCCACTGGTCCGCACCGAAGGTGGCGACGACCACGGTCACGTCCACAGCTGCTCCCGTTGCCGGTAGAGCTTGCGGCCCATTCGCATCCGGAACGGCGTCTGCTCGTAGAGGTCGTCGCTCGGCGCCTTATTCCACGCCGGGTGGAGGTGCTCGACATGTGAGTCGAACGCGAAGGCGAAGGCGTTGCGAGCGATTGCTGTCTGCACGAGCTCGTCGTCGACGAACTCGTGCAGGTACCCCTCGTGCATGACCAGGCCGGGCTCGTCGATCGTGCCGAACCGCTCCACGTAGTCGCGGGTGACGAGCGAGTGGGTCGAGTGGAGGCCGGCCATGACCCTGCGGGAGCCGAGGTCGTTGGTGCCGACGACGCCGATGCCGGCGGTGAGCTGTGCGGTTGCGGCGTCGAGCCAGCCTGGGTGGAACCTGAGGTCGCACGCTGCGGTGAACACGAGCGGCTCGGTGGTGTTGCGGAACCCGGTGTTGATCTTGCGGGCGTAGTCACCTCGGCCAGGGCCCGGGACGGTGAAGTGGTCGAGGTCGAAGGCTTCGAGCTTGGCGATCACCTCGGTGTCGCCCGGAGAGCACCCGAACACGATGGTCGCAGATGGTGTCGTCTCGCGGATGGAGTCGACGAGCGGGCCGATCGTGTGTGGCCGACCCAGCATCGGGACGATGATCGCGACGTCCACTACGGAACGAGGCTGATCGACGTCGCCGAACGCCGGTACCGGTCGAGGATCGCCCGCTCACCGGCGAGCATCCCTGCCGCACCAGATGCCGCTGCTCCGCCAGTCGAGTAGCTGTACGAGCCGATCCCCTCCGAGCTCACCGCTGACTGCTCGGGGGATGTGCCGTAGGCGCGACCGGCGATCTGGCAGACGACCACCACGATGTCCTCCGGCACGTCGGCGTATCCGTGGGTGTAGGTGACGTCGACCCACTTGATCCCGCCCTGCCACGGCACGAACGAGAACGTGTCGAGGTTCGGCTGGATCTGCACCTTGTTGCCGGCGAGCCACTCGAACAGGATCGTGTTGGCGTTGGTGTCGAGCACCGTCGACACCGCCGTCACAGGGCCTTGCGGGAGGCGTACCCAGCCGCGCTTCACCTTCACGCGGTCGGTGGTGGTGGCCTGGGTGATGTGCTGACCGGTGTACGAACGAACAGTTGCGGAGGCGCCGGCGAGCAGTGCGACGGCGCGCTGCGTGTCGACGATGTCGCTCGACATTCGGGTCTCGAGCTGTTCGAGCGTTGCGAGACTCTCCATCAGGTCACCCCTCGGGCGTCGAGTGTGGGGGATGCCGGTGACCCCACCGAAGTGGGGTCACCGGCGTCAGCTCGGATCAGGAGCCGGTGGCGTTGGTGAGGCGCACGAACGCGTCGGTGTCGTTGACGATGAAGCCGTACTCGGCCTCTGCCAGGATCGCGACGAGGTTCTTCTCCCACAGCGACGTGAGCGAGCCGTTGATGGTCACGGTCGCCTCGGTCGAGATGCGGTAGGAGATGCCGCCGATCGCGCCCCACGCTGCCTGCGACCAGTCGCCGGCGTACCCGACCACGGTGGCCAGGTTCGCGGTGGCGATCGTGTCACGGATGTAGGCGGGACGACCCAAGATGCGGCCCTGGGTCATCGCGTCGACGTTGCCGGTCGGCAGGTCCGTGTAGAGCGGCTCACCCGTGGTGGTGGTGGCACCCCACAGGTTGGGCTCGAGCACGGAGTCGATGGCGTAGCCGGTGCACTTGTAGCGGCGACCGGTGGCGTCGGTGTCCGACACGAGCAGGTCGAGCGCCGACACGAAGTCGCCGTGGATGCCACCCAGCGCCTGCGAGGAGCCGCCGATCTCGACAGCCTTGGAGGTCTGGTCGATGAACGTGGAGAACGGTCCGGCGCCGGCCGAACCGTCAGGGCCCTGGTCGTGCAGGGCTGCCAGGTCGAACGAGACGGCGAACGTCTCGGCGAAGCTGTTCTCCATCCGGTCGACGAACTGCGCCGGGTTGAGGCGGGCGACCTCTGCGGAGACCACCATGATGGCGGCGAGCTTCTTCGGGGTCAGCGTCTTGAGGGTCATGGACCCGGCGCTCGCCGGCTTCTGCTCGCCCTCTCCGACCCACCCTGCGGCGGGACGGCCGGTGACGACGGGGACGCTGGTGCCGGTCAACCCCAGCGGGACTCGCTGGACGAGCTGCTGGACCGCGGACATGCTGGCGGCCTTCTCGAAGATCGCTCCGGCCTGTTCGGCCGGCACGAAGCCGGAGAAGTCGCTGGTCTTGGTGGCATCGGTGATGGCCATGTGGTGAGTCCTTTCGGGACGACATCGGGCCGCCCATCAGGGGCGGCCCGGTTGGATGTGTGTGCGCCCCGGGGTGGGGCTTGCTCAGTTGATGCCGAGCTTCGCCATCAGGTCCTTCTGCAGCTGGGAGCTGTTGAGGCCTGGTGGCGTTGGGCGTGCACCCTGACCGAGGTCGGGCACCTGTGGGGTTGACGACGGTTCCGGAAGCGGAGCGATGCGTTCCACCCAGTCACCGACCTTGACGGTGTCGGGGTGGCCGTCCTCGTCGAGGAACGACGCGAGGTTGACCCCCTCGAGCAGGGCGTCGATGTCGATGTCGCGTCCAGCGGCGGCGACACGGAACGAGTCGCTGACTCGCGCCTCGCCGAGCTCTGCGAGCACTTCGGAGCGTGCCTGTTGCCGTGCGGCTACGACGGCGAGCTCCTGCTCTGTCATGGACTCCTGTCGGAGTCGCTCGAGTTCCTGCTGGGCCTTGGCGTTCGCCTTGGACTTGTCCTCGTGCTTGCGGGCGAGCGCCTTCCACTTGTCGACCTCCGCCTGGAGGTCGACGTCGGGGATGGGCTGCTCTGGTTCCGGTGTGGTCGGTTCGGCGTCGGTGCCCGTGTCGGGCGTTGCCTCATCGGTCATGTGCTGTTGGCTCCCATGTCGGGTGTGTTGGTGCCCCATGTCGGGGCGGGATCTCAGGCGACAGCGTCGAGCTGGTCGATCCGGACCTGGTTGATGACCTGTCCGGGGTCGGCGTCGCCGTAGATGGGTGCGACGATGCAGTCGCAGTGGTCGTGGCCGAAGTCGGCAGACTCGGCCGTCCTGTACCGCTGGGTGGAGACGGTGGCGCACCACCGGCACGAGTTGCCGGTGAGCACCCGTCGCCAGCCGACGATCCCGTCAGCTGACACGAACCCCGCGGTGCGCCTCGAGGTGGACGACACGTAGTCGACGGCGGTGGAAGTGGCCCTCGAGCGGCCCGCTGCGATCGCTTCGTCCCATGGCCGGCCTTCGGCGAGCCCGTGCCAGTACGAGGTAAACGGGGCTCGGAGGTCGGTCGGCACGGTGACCGTTGCCGGGTTCACCGTGACTGGTGGCGAGTCGGTGACGAGTGAGTAGTAGCCGGCGGACGCGTTGATCGTCGCCGTCTTCGCCGCCTGCAGGACGGGCTCGGTGGCGAGTCGGAACCGGTCGACGTCGAGCTCGTTCCATGCGCCCAGCGCGTCCCAGCGTGCGGCGGTCAGGGAGCCGGCCCGGGTGTAGATCCGTTCGAGCTGCCCTTGGAACGACTGGGTGAGCCGGACGAGGGTCGGCTCAGGCGGGGGCATCGGCGATGTCGCTGACGAGCACCTGGGCGAGCCGCTCGGCGTTCATGCGGCTGATCTCCTGCGGCGTGTATTGCAGGACGTCGCGGGCGATCGTCGTGTCGGGGATGATGTCCTTCAGCTGCGAAGCAGCAGACGCACGCTCTGCAAGCGTGTACCGCTCCGGTGACGCCCAGATGATCTCCATGTCGCCACGCGACGCCCGTTCGGTCTCGCCGGCGAACAGCAACGCCAACGACATCAGCTGCTCGTACGACTCGCCCTGCTGACGCATCCTGTCGCGGGCCTTGAACGTCACCGATTCCCGCTTGAGCTGCGCGCCCTCGGCCGAACCGCCCGAGTCGTCAGGGAACAGGTACGACATCGGCGTCGACGTGGCGCCGGCGAGTGTCGTGATGTCCTGCTTCTCTGACTGCAGGATCGGGTTCAGGTCGATGAGACCCGACTCCCAGATTTCTGCCGTGTCGGGCAGCTGCCAGAGCTCGCCCGGGCCGGCGAGGAAGTCGCCCTCGTAGTCGATCTCGTCGCCGTCGGCGTCGACCAGCGGCAGGCCCTTGATGCCACGCTGGCGGTAGGCCTGCATAGTCATCGTCTCGACCCTGGACAGGATCGTGTAGTTGATGCGGTCCAAGGTCGGGAGGTGGCCCTCGAACTCGCCCTCGGGGACTCCGTTGATGCCGACGAGGTTGTAGAACGGCACCACGGGCACCACGGGAGCGGGCAGCGCCTCGGGCTGGCCTGACCACTCCCAGCCGTCCATGTTCTCGGTGCGGGTCCGTGACTGGTTCGTCGGCCGCTCGGCCCGTACGACGTACCCGGGCAGGTACACGTAGGCGCGGTCGACGCCGGCGACGTCGTCGCTGAATACCTTCAGCGCGGCGCGCACCTTGCGCCGGCGGGCCGGGTCGACCTCACAGATCACCTCACGGGGATCCTCGGGGGTGATCAACGGGGCGCCGATCTCGTCGTCGAACCCGCCGACGATCGCGTACGCAGCGCCCATCGACAGGGTCGCCCGGTCAATCATCATGTGGTCGGCGTCGAGGCTGTTGGCCTGCCAGATGCGCCAGGCGACCTCGTCGCCGAGCTCGTCAGCGACGGACCCGGTACGGAACCCGAGCGGGGTCATCCGCTCGCGGGTCGCTTCGACGATCAGGCGTGCGAAGTTCGCCCCCGACACGGCCATCAGCCGCCGGTACGAGTCCGACACGTTCTTGTTGGCGTGCACCGGGATCGGGTTGGTGCCCCGGTAGTACGAGTCGAGCCGGTCGAAGTGACCCTGGCGGTCCAGCAGTCGCTTGAACAGGCGGTCGAACCACCAGCCGGGAGAGTTGGGCGTCTCGGTGTCGATCACTACGCCCTCCTCTCGGGGTCATCTGAGGCGTCTCGGCCTGAAGGTCTGCGGGGCACGCTGGGCGCCCTTCGCGATGGAGTCGAGCCGGGCCTGGTAGGCGAGGATCGCTGCAACGGCTGCGTCGATCTTGCGGGACGAGTAGTCGTGCTCTTTGGCGACGGTGAGCTTCCCTGACCGCACCCTGCGCCGGGTCTGCAGCACATGCGCGGTCAGCCGATAGGAGCCGTCGTGGGTCAGGTCGCTGTTACGTACAGCGCCCTCGAACTGCTCGATCGCCCGCTGGACGAGCCCGGAACGGCCGCCGGTCATCCACCACTCGAACGGGTGATCCGCAGACACCTTCACCTGGGTCTTGCGCCCGTAGGTCGCTTCCCAGTTGTTGACGTGGGACCGCCAATCCTTCGCCGGGTCGCAGTAGAACGCAGCAACATCGAACCGGCGGAACGCGTCAGCGACCGCTGCTTCGATCTCAGCGATCGGCGGCGACCACAACTCCTGGCCGGGACCGTCGGGGGCTTCCCACACGCCCAGCTCGAACAGGTGCCCGTCCTCGACACGGCAACCGATCAACGCCGTGGCGTCAGGCTTGCCCTTCGCCCTACCGCGCGACCCGTCAAACCCCATCGTGACAAGGTCGCGGTCGGCGATCACCTTCGTGGCGTCCGCGAGGCCCTTCCAATCGGGCTGCGAGATGAGCGAATCAGAGGCGTGGGTGATCTGGTTCAGGTAGAAGCGGCGGGCGTCCTGCGGATCGGTGTCCGGATCCCAGTATTCGGCGACCAGCCGGTCAACCGGAGCCCACCCGCCGTTCACATCGAGCGAATCGCCGTATACGAACGACAGACCTGCACGCAACGATTCTTCGTCGGTCGGGTCGGTGTCCGGTGGCGCTTCGCGATGGTCGAACAGCATCCCGGTAGCGATGCGGGTGTGGCCTTCGGACTGCTTCTCATGGGCAGCGAACGACTGCTCAGCGACCGATCCGACACCAGGCTCGAACGCGTTCGGTGTTTCCACCGAGCATCCGTTGACCTTGCCGAGATTTCGGCGGATCGTCGCCGCCAGCTTGCGGCCGCCGTTCGTCGGCGTCCACGACTCGGTCTGATCCAACGCGGAGAACACCGGGCGGAACCCCTCACGAGACGTACCCGACGACGTAACCGGTTCGATACGCCCGTTCGGCACGTTGACGAACGACTCGAGCGGTTCGATCTGATAGTTGTCGAACACCGGCCCCGAACGGGCCATCTCCAACAACGGTTCCCAAGTGTTCGCCGTCTGATCCTCAGACACAGCAACGATCTGCACCTTGGCCTTGAACCCCAGCGATGTCCACGGCCGACCGACCGGCTGACCGTCGGCGTCCCATCCGTCGAGCACGACCGGCCCCAACGCCTCCACCATGCACAACGCAGCGACGAGCGGCGACTTTCCCCAACCCTTCGGCCGGGACAACACCGCCCTACGAACCAGGCGGGCGTTGACCAGCGACCGTCCACGGATCGCACCAGACGTGAACGTCGGGTCGACCTCGTACAGCTCGAGCACGAACTGGGCCTGCTCACGAGTGAACGTCAGCGGCTCACCCATCGACGGCCCATCAGGGACGACGAGGTTCTCTTCGATCCAATCGAGTACCAGCCACCCGAGCGTCGGCCGTTCACCGGGGAACGACGGCTTCCACCCGTTCATTCGGCCAGCCGCAGACCCTCACGACGGGACCCACCGGCACGCTTCTCTGGTCGCTTCGAGTCAGCCTCGTCGGCCTGGGCGAACTGGATCCGCAACCGGGCGCGGTCCTCAGGTGTCGCACCGAACTTCGCGACCCGCAACCGCAGCTCGGCCCCAGCCGATGACGAACCGGACCAGAACTTCGCGTGCAACAACGCCGTGTCCAACAGGAACGACCAGTCCGAAGCAGTGAACTCCGACGACAGCGGCGACTCGCGCCACATCGCCCACCAGTGCTGGGTGACCGCCGGCCACACGAACTCCACCAGCTCCCCGTCCTCCTCGACCATCACGGTCGGCAGATCGGGCTGATCGACTGGATCGGCGACGATGACCCGGAAGTCCGGACCTGACGGCTTGTTACGACGAGCACGCTGGCTCGGATCCTTGGGTGCAGGGCCACGTCCGGCCATCAGAACCTCCCATGTCGGGTGGTGAAGGGGTGCCCATGTCGGGCTGGGTCAGGCGAACACTTGGGAACCGTTGTTGGAGATGGCCCGTTCGGGGCCGGTGTTCGACAACTATCAGATCGAACCGCTCGAGTCGTTCGTCAACGTGCCGCACGGGCGTATCGAACCGGTTACGTCGTCGGGTACGTCTCGTGAGGGGTTCCGCCCGGGGTTCTC